ATAATTGTTGAAACTGTTACTTACAAAACTGTCATAATATAATATTTGTATAAAATTTATTTAAAATAATTTTCTAGTTCACCCGTTCTACTTAAATCTACTGAACAACAATGAGCACCACCAGACCATAAAAAATTCCAACGATTAACCCAAGGTATCATTTCAATGTTATATTTTTTTAATTTATCAGCTAAGTTCTTATCATAACCAGAAGTGATAATAGTATTTTCATCTAAAGATAATACGTTACAATCAAATCTTGTTTCTTGAGCTACACCTAGTAACTCTGGCATAGGATAGTTTTTTACACCTCTCTCTTCGCATAATGATTTTATAGTTTTACCATCATATTCTGCTGATGGGTCCATTATAATGATATCCCAATTATTGTCAACCATTATTTTTGGTACATATTCTTTTTTCCATGTTAATACTAAACCAGGTCTTAATATTGCTATCTTACCATCAACATGTCCGTAAGCTTGCATCTGAACAAACTCATGTTTAGGAAACTCCCTTTTATACCACTCTAATCCATTGTTCGTAATACATAGTTGAGAATGTTCTTTCATGCCTAATCTATCTTGAGGATTTGCAAACGTATGAAATATATGTTTACCACATTTATAGAAAGCAGCTGTATCACCTATAATACAACCTTGATTGTCATATGACTCTAACTCCTCATTACAATGTCTATTAACTTCATCAACATCATCTGTAGTAACTTTTTCTGGTTTATGTTCATACATCATTTGTGGCATTGCGATGTATCTAGCACCATCTTTAAACTCATCCAACATAACTCTTCGATGATTTAAGTTTTCTAATGCTCTTTCTTTAGAACCAGTAAATACTTCAAATATTGTATTACCTATTTTTCCAAGCGTGTCTCTACATTGCATTGGGTGACACAACATTGATTCTATATCATAAATTACATCTGGTCTTACAACTTCAGCACCATATTGTTTGCATAACTCAGCAAGTAATTCTAAATCTTCATTTGTTTCATCATGTATTTTTTTTAATGTGTCTTTGTATAAAGGTAAGTTTTCTCTAAGGTCTCTTCTATGATTTGAATAATCTATAGTGTCATCAGCGTACTTTCTATTTCTATTTTGTACGGTGTTGTCGTATTCTATAAGTATTTTATTTTTGTATTCGTCCTCTGTTTTAGAAACATCAAAAGATTTACCGATTAAAACTTTTTGTAGAGGAGTCCATTCATCATATACTTTGCTCATTAGCATCCTTTTTCACTTCTTTAGTCTTTCCAATATTATATTTTGTTTCTAAATTCCACTCTGATTTTTCTTTAAATGAAATAATCTTAATCTGACTTAATGGTGCGATAGGTTCTGTTTTACCTATAATTGANACTAGACCCCAATCGCTTAATAATGATGCTATTCTATTTCTACGACCTATGTCATTTTCTGATAAGTTTGTTTCCTTACCATCTAATGCAAACAGCTCTTTGAAATGTACTATGTAATACTTACCTTGCTTGTGAAGTATATGACATGATTGATATAATTTTTTTTCTTTTCTTGATGCTACGCCGATACGTGAAAGTGTCTCTCTGACCTTTAGAAAATCGTCAGGTTGTTTTAGAGTCACTTCCAACATTTGCTCTCTTGACCATTTAACGTTTTCCATGTTTACCACCTTTATTCAACTTTTCTTTTATTTGTTTTATTTGTTCATCGTTTAATATGTTAAGAGCAGATTTTCCTTTTTCATTATTATAACCATAATACTCTTTTACATACTCTAAATTTTTGGACTTGCTTGACCTCATCCAAGGTGCAAACCTTCTACGTGTCCTTAAACTATTTAGTAAAAAATCATACTGAAGTTTCTTGTCTAGATGATGATTACGATTCATTTCATTTACTAACATGACCGTATCATTAAAAGGTGCTAGGCATTTATTAACAACATATGCTGGATACTTTTTTTCCCATGTGACATCACCACTATCCATAAGATTATTTTTTTCATAGTTTATACTATTAAGATATTCTTTCAATTCATACATAATTTAATCCTTAGTTATATACTATCTTACTATTGATAATATTTTTTATATATTCGCCACCATCTAAATTAATATCTGGTATGTCTTGTTCTTTTATTTTATTTGTTTGTCTGATACCTTCAACAAGCATGTCGGCATCTAAATCATTATTTGTTAACCAATGGCAACCACCAGCTTTAGAATATGCATCTGCTCTAAAAGGTTCCTCCGTTGCAATGATATTATTATTTACATCAGACATTTCAGACGAAGTAGCTTCATTTGGTGTAANTAATGCTGGTGTTTTAGTTATATTTAAATCTGTAAAAGTCATATATCCTAACATTGTAAAAGCCATTTTATGTATTGATAGATAATCTCTAAATTCATTTACACTAGGTCTTTCAATTAAATGTATGTCTCTATTCTCTGCCATAATTCTAATATCTTTTGGTGTCTTTGGTCCAACTATAAATGACATCTTTTGCCACATCATCTTTTCTTTAACTTGTAAAAACAATCTTTGATAATGATGAGTTAGTTCATACCAATCACCACCTGATACTAATATGCCATCTCTTTTATCTATACTAGGTTTTTTATATGGAAGTGTAACATAACCTGTATTATGTATTTCACAATCTATCATTGGTGTTTCATGTAATTGTAAAGTTGCATCTATAAAATTATCGTCACCTGCAAAAAATATGCCATCGTAAAATTCATTAAGTCTTTCAGTATAGAAATACATATCCTCTGGTTTAATCCAAGGTATGTCTCTATCTAAAGAATATATTCTTTTACCTGCTTCTTTTGCATGTTCTAATATATCAAGTATACCGCCATGTTCCCATAGTTCACCTCTTTGCTCTGTCCAAAAGGGGTCCCAACCATATCGACCAAAAGGATAACCCTCTGTAATAACTACATCTGGGTCATACTCTCTATAGTCTTGATATAGATCGTTATACTCTTTATCTTTACCAAAGAAGTCTATTGATTTTGATTTACCTGTAAAAGGTCGAGTTATGATAACTCTATCATTTAAATATTCGCCTAATGCGTTTGCTCTACTGATATGTCCTTGACCAGTATTACTTTGTACTAATATCAAACTCTTCATAACCAAACTTTTTATAGACAGGCAACTTATGAATATCTGGGTAGTAATCCCAATCTTTTTTCATAGGTTTTACGTCTTTCACTTTCTCAAAATTTTTTAATCCTATTTTTGCTTTGTGTGGTGTCATATAATAATGATAACCAAACACATCTATATATTGTTCATTCCATGGCACACTTGATCTTGTTCTACCATCGTAACACATCAACCTTAATAAATCAGCATCTTCTTTATTATCTAAAAGTATCATACCACCTCTGTCTGTACTTAAATGTTTTCTGTAAAAAAAACTTAAACACATTCTGGTACCAGGTTCGTAACCATTCTTTTTCCAATACACAGCTGCATCAATCGTTTCTTTTGTTAGATAATAATACTCATGCCAATGCACATCACCCCATTGAAACTTCCAACCATTTTTAATTAGCATGTTTGGAACTGAAACGTATGTGTGAAATGGAACTTTAATACTACGAACTTCTTTACCTTGCTTTTGTTTTTCTAATCTTAAGCAAAGCTCTAAAGCATTTGTGCAACAATCTGTAGCGACCGCATATGGGGCACCAAAGAATTCTGCGACTTTGTTTTCAAACTCTGTGACGACATGCCACTCGTTNGTTTTGCATCATAGACTCATTATTTATCTTATTTAAACTTTACTTGAGACATTAATTCAGTCATACAAGCCAACATGTTTATTTCTTGATCTGCTACAAATGCAGATTTGTATTGATAATCTGCAATAATAACAACTGCATGTGGTATTGTGCTATGGTCTAAATTGTCATATAAAGAATTATAAATTGTTCTAAAAATTCTTGATGGGTCATTATCTAAATTATTAACAATCCATTTACGAACATTGGTAAACTCTTTTGCTTTTAAAAAACCTGTAAGCTCTTTTATGTTTTCGCTTGAAAGATTTACAAGTATACCTGCATCTATTTGACCAGATGAAGAATACCTTTGCAATTCATTTAAGCATCTTCGCCAATCGGGAAAATATTTGTTTATAAGTTCAGCGATTGCCTTTGGTTCAAACTTAATTTGTTCTTTGTTAAGAATATCTTGTACTCTTTCAAAGAATAATTTAGCAAGTTTTATTCTTTCACCGTTTCTTATTGTAAAATCAATATTAGAACATCTAGATTGTAAAGGTTCAATTAATCTATTCTTATAATTACATGTTAATATAAAACCACAGTTCTTATGAAACTCTTCCATAAATCCACGTAAGGCAGGCTGAGTTGATTGAGGATTAAGATAATCTGCCTCGTCTAGTATAATATACTTTCTACCACCTTCTAGCGATACAGTTGATGCGAAGTTTTTAATTTTAGTTCTTAGTACATCAATACCAGATTCCTCTGAACCATTAATTAACATCCACGTAGAACCAATCTCTTCTACCATTGCTTTTGCAATAGTAGTTTTGCCAGTTCCAGCAGACCCAGATAATATAAGATTAGGTATATGTTGATCTTTTACAAACTCTGTAAAAGTTTTCTTTAGTTCAGTAGGTAATATACATTCATCTACTGTCTTTGGTCGATACTTCTCGACCCATAGAAATGTTTCCATAATTACGCCTCATATGTTGATTCAGGTTCTAATGCAATCCAATATTCAATATTCTTAGCAGAGTTTTTAAAATTACTGATATTTTTTGACGATATTGTAATGTCATACGTACCAGGTAATAATTTCATATTCTCTACTTTAAAAAAGAACTTAAATGATTTTGCGTTAGAAGAACAATCTACATCTATTGCATAATTATTAGCAGTATTATTTTTTTTATCACATACAGTTAAAGCACATCCATTGTCAGTTTTTTCAAGAACCATATCGGGNGCTTGAACGACACTAGCTGCTCTTTTTAGTTTTTCTATATCTTCACTTGACAAAGTAAGTTTAACATCCTCACTTGGCATTGTAATCATCTTACTAGGACTTGTTACAACACTAGGGTCAGAATACCAATATTTAAGAGTTGCTTTTGAACCCTCATCTTTCATTGTCATGTATTGATCTTGAAAATCAAGAACTGGTTGAGTAAATAGTGATAGTGATGATAAGAATTCATTCAAATCATATATCGCTACTTCTTTAGGAAATGTCTCAACAACATCTGCTTTTGCCACAATGTTTTTCATCGCTGACATTGTAGTAAGGGTATTGCCTTCTTTGATAACTAAATTTTGATTTATACTACCAAAGTTTTTAAGAACCCCAATGGTCTCGTTGCTCAATTTCATTATTCACTTCT